AGGTCGATGGAGAATGGCCTCTGTAAATGAAGAACTTGTCCGTGACATCAGACAACTGACCCGGTCTTGTGGATATGCAGTATCTAATATAAGTATTTATGAATTAAAAGATATCAAGGCCCCTAATAGCCCCGAACCGATCGATTCGCAAATAGTTGATTTCCAATTCAATCCTTGGTCTAGAAAAGAAAGGGCGACTTTCCGAACCGTCGCGGTTCGTTCTATAAAAGAAGTGGGTATAGAAGAAGTTTTCGATCTTCAAATCGAAGGAACTGAATGTTTCATTGCAGATGGTCTGGTAGTACACAATACTCGCTGGCACGAGCGCGACCTAGCAGGAAGAATTCTAGAGCGTGAAGGCGATGAATGGGAAGTACTAGAACTTCCCATGGAAGCATACGAGAATGATCTTCTGGGGCGTACACCCGGCGATCGTCTTTGGCCTGAGTGGTTCACAGATAAGATGGTCGAAACCGCTAAGAAGGATGTACGCTCATGGACTTCGGAGTATCAGCAGCGCCCCGTCTCCGATGAGGGCGATTATTTTAAGCTGAATTGGTTCTCCGAATACGAACAGATCCCTGATAACGCCCATTACTATGGCGCCAGCGATTATGCTGTCACCGAGGGCCACGGCGACTTTACCGAGCACGGTATTTTTGCCCTAGATTCGTTTGGAAACATATATATGGTAGACTGGTGGCGCGGGCAGACAAGCTCCGACATCTGGGTCGAGCGCCAGTGCGATCTTATACAAGAATACCAGCCTCTGATTTGGTTTGGAGAGAGCGGCGTAATTCGGCGGTCTATAGAACCCTACCTAGTATTGAGGATGACGGAACGCAGCGCTATGTGTCGCATCGAATGGCTGCCGTCTATGCATGACAAGGGCGTTCGATTGCGGTCTTTCAGTGCCTTGGCCTCTCATGGCAAAGTCTTCTTTCCGAAGAATGCTGCGTGGAAGGCAGAGCTATTGACACAACTAACCCACTTTCCCGGCGGCCGTTACGACGACGGCGTTGATGTCTGCTCGTTGTTGGGGCGCGGCCTCGATCTCGTACGAGCCCCGCGTATGAAGAAGTGGACCCGTAGCGACGCCACTTCTTCTGTTAGTAATATGTCCGCACACTCTTGGATGGTAAGCTAATGTCACACCTTGATCCGCGCCTAAATCTATTTGATAGAATCTCCTTCGTAGGAGATGTAGGAACCTTGGGATTGGTAAATCAGCTTGGAGAAATTGCGGCTCGTGTACGTTCTGTGTGTGATATACCCTGTATAGATGAAGTTCGAAAGCGCGGAGGGAATATACGACAATTTCATTGGCCCGACGGTAGGAATTATCTCGATGTCTTTCCAGAAGGTCCTGTTGACTCAGAGGCTAAGTTGGAGAAGTATCTCGCAGCCAACTTAGAGAGCCTCGTAGTCCCGCAATTTATCGAGCCGCTGGCAAAGCAGGGGCTCAAAAACTTCTATAAGCTTGAATTCCCACAGAGAACAATGGGCGTCTTATATTGCACGCCGGTGCGCCTCGTCTGGGACTATTATGTCGTCGAGGATTGCATCGCATTCCGGCTCGATGTTCTCGGAGAAGTAGCATGACCCTCGGTATTGCGTTCTGGATTCTTATGCTCTTATGGTTGGTTCTCGGGCCGCCGTGGCCATTCATGGCAGGATGGCCCGCGTGGCCAGGGCATATAATCCTATTTTTGCTATTGCTTGTCTTAGGATGGCACGCTTTCGGGCCACCCTTGCGCGCCGGATAGCGGCGCCGCCATGTCTATCTTTAAAAAAGCCGATATCGTATGGACTAAAGAGGAAAATGTCGTACTCGAATGTATGTGGCGCGAACGTTACAATATGGAGACAATGGAACATATCCTCTCGATCTCCAAGAACGAAATATGGATTCAACTAAGAGAATTAAAACTTTCCCGTCGTGTTTTACCGTGGGCGGGCGAACCGAATGGAACAGATAACGCACTTCGTGAGGTGCTCGAACATTCGACACTTCGCGCTGTAAGCACCTTGACCGAGTAGAAAGAGTAGCGTGTAAAAGGGCTAGGATTTTGAGACTGAATGAGGCTCAGAACCGTCGCGGGAGAAGTCTCGCGGGCGCGCTTATTCACGAAATCTCTACTTCAGGTCCAGCCTGAGATCATATGGCTTTGACAAACTCGCAGAGTTTGCGTAGGCTACGATTTTTGGTTCTCTGCCATCAGGCAGCCGCCGCCGCGCGTGGTAGTGTGTGGGCGTAGGAACGTTGCCGGGGCCTTAGAGGTCCAAACTTTAAGGCTCCCCCCGGCAAAAACAAGATAGGATAGAGAGAGAGAGAGAGAGGATATTGTGTTATGAGAGGAAAGAGACAAACCTCGGTTCCGGCTCCGCATGAGGAGAAGCCATTTACGACGCGGCCGGGTCGAGCTAACCAACGGAACATAGAGGACCGTCTTGAAGATAAGGATGGTCGTAGTCTCGTTCGTCAGTACGATGCTGAGCCCGATTGGGGCCGCGAGATGGAAGATAGGCTTAAGGCCAAGCGCCAGGTAAGATAGCCTCTGGTGATAAAGTACTCGTACTCGGAGCTTTCTTTCTATTCTGTCGTTCATGATTGCGAATGCTATCGTATTAGCGTCAGCGACGGGAAGACCGGAGAGTACTTCGCTATTCTTAAGAGCCCCGGTATGGGTAAGCCTCTTCTGGACGCTCGCGCTCGGGCGCTTAGTGCTATCGAGGCTGCTATCGAAGCTGGTATCTATCCTGGAGAAGTTAAGGTAGAGGAGACAGATGATGCGTAGTAAGAAAGTCTCGGTGAAGCCCATGGTAGGGAAAATTAAGATGCCGAAACCTATCAAGGAGGAGAAATCCTTTCTTAAGATTCCTAAGATGAATAAAGCCAAGACCAAGTAGAGTATCTTATGGTACAGAGTATCGACTCCCCTCTCGATGACGGGGCGATCCGTCTCCCTCGTGTCGATGAGGGCCATAATAGGATTGCGCCGAACTCTCTGAATGACTCTGCTGACGGTAAGGTTCGCCCCCTTCGCCCAGAGTATGCAGAACAGGAGGAGGATGACCAAGAAATTTTGGCTCGCGCTCGTAAGCGCTTAGAGCGTTGTATGTCAGCAGAGGCGGAGAATCGTCGAGATGGTCTAGATGATGATAAGTTCTACTCTGGCGACCAATGGTCCGCTAATGATAGAGCCCGGAGGAATGCTGAGCGGCGTCCTTGCTTAACGCTGAATAAGTTCCCTGTTCTTGTTAAGCAGGTTACTAATGATCAGCGCCAAAATCGCCCTACGATAGATATCCATCCTGTCGGTGATAAGGGCGATGTTGATGCGGCACGAATATATCGGGGATTGATTAGGGAGATTGAGAGAGACTCTTACGCCGATCAAGCCTATGATACTGGATTCGAATCCGCCGCTCGCAAGGGATGGGGCTATTGGCGTATAATGCCGGAGTTCGAATCTCCTGAGACATTTGATCAAGTACTTCGAATTAAGAGAATTCTTAATGCTTATTCTGTCTACTTCGACCCAGATGCGATGGAAATTGATGGTCGTGACGGAAAGTTCTGTTTCATAACGGAGATGATCGATCGGGACGAGTTCAAAGTCGAATATCCCGGAGCCGATCCGATACCATGGTCCACAGGCGGTTTTGGTGACCAGCTTCGTAATTGGGTCGATCAATACTCGATCCGCATTGCAGAATACTATGAGACAATACTAAAGCCACGGGAGCTAGTCCTCCTGTCTAATGGTTATGAGGGCTGGCACGATGATCTTAATAAGGAGACCCTATCTTCTTATGAGATAATTGACAAACGTCGCGTCCTAGTACCTAAGATTATGTGGTATAAGATCACGGCGAAGCAGATCCTCGATCGTACTCGGTGGCTCGGGCAGTGGCTTCCTGTCGTTCGTTGTGTTGGCGATGAGATGGTTATCGACGGGCGTATTAAGCGGTGGGGTCTAGTAAGGCAAGCTAAAGATGCGCAAAGGAGTTACAATTATTTTCGTACTTCGGAGGTAGAGCGTATTGCTCTTATGCCAAAGGCGCCGTATATCGTCGCCGAGGGTCAGCTAGAAGGTTACGAAGGTGTGTGGAAAGAAGCCAATACTAAGTCTCACCCATTTCTCCCATATCGAGTTACTGGACTTGATGGCCATTTAGTCCCACCGCCGCGTCGGGAACCTCCCGTCGGTGTTGATGCTGGTGATGCTGCTATAGCGCAGAATGCTCAGCAAGATATGTTAACTACTACTGGTGTTCGATTCGACGCAACTCTTAATGAGCGTACTTATGATGAGAGCGGCCGTGCTCTTCGCGAACTTCGCCGGTCTGGTGATATTGGTAGTTTTAATCTTGTAGATAATCTTATCCATAGTCTCCGTCATACTGGGGAGATCTTTGTTGACGCGATACCGAAATATTATGTTCGTCCAGGTCGGGTACTGACAATTCTCAGGGAAGACAATTCTGAAGAACAAATACGGCTCAATCCGAACGCCGAAAAGCCTGTCATGGACGTGACAGATCCAAATACTCAGCGAGTTGTAAGAGCTTTTGATCCTACTGTTGGCCATTATGGTGTAACAGTTACTATCGGTCCTTCTTATGCGACGAGAAGGATTGAGACTGCAGAGTCTATGATGGATTTCCTACGAGCGATCCCCTCGGCGGCGCCGCTAATATCTGATCTTGTAGTTAAGAATCTGGATTGGGACGGTGCGGAGGAGATTGCAACGAGACTGGCTAAGACCCTGCCACCAGGGATTAATCAACCAGAAATGCGAGATGTACCGCCACAGATTCAGGCAATTCTCTCGCAGATGCAACAACAGGTACAGCAGCTCACACAAGAACGCCAGATGCTCGCTGCACAAGTAAATGATCGTAATCAGGATCGTGAGTTAGCTCGCGAGCGCATAAATCGTCAGTTTGAAGTGCAGCTTCTTAATGTTGTTCAGAAAGCCCAAGCGGCGGCGCAAAAAGTCGGTGCCGAAGATCGCCGTAGTGAGGCTGAGGGTCTAAGGACGATGGCCGGCGAGGTCCTGGATTTGTATAAGACTCTGACTAAGGGTAGTGGAGAGAAACAAACCCCTGCTAGGGATGATAGTTCTTCTCTTCCTCCTGATGCCAAGCAGGCCTCCGATGGCAATTATTACGTAAATCGTGATGGCAAGTTCTTCCGGGTACAACAAAATGCCCGATAGTCCGGAATCTTCGCTTCCCGCAGATATCGGCCCGAATGTTCTTGCTGGCGCTGGGCGAGCTATCGGTCAGGATATCTCTGGTGTAGCCAATTCTCTTTGGAACTTCATAAAGGTCCCTGGAGATGTATACCAGGGTAAGTATTCTATGGAGCAAATAAACGCTGTTGCTCCTAGCTATGCTCTTGGCTTGTCTGCTCTCGGTACTCCTATCGGCGCTGCGGCGCTGCCTGAGAATGCCTTGGGTATCTTTGCT